ACTTCTCCAGGAAAATGCTCTAGTACCTGTAGTGCCTTGCCAATTGACACAACAATGTTTTGTTTTGTCATTGTGTTATTGAAATTTTGCGTAGGTCTGGATAAGCAACATGTACAGGAACCGGATTGGTTTTTTTGATGCCTTCCAGCAAGGCAAGCCCTTGCTGTGCTTCTTCAATTGTGGGTTTATAGTGATAGCCCACATGAAATGTTTGTTGGTCTTGCCACGGCGATACGGCAAGATCTCGACCGTCATAGCGTTGACGAATCATAATGTTGTATGCGTTTGCATCATCCAACAAGATAGCACCACCACGGCCTATGTGCAAGGGCTTGGTGTGTCCAAAACTCAAGCACTGCATAGATCCAGCGCGATACATGTTGTGTTCTAGTCTGCGAGCACTGTCCCAGATTTTGGTGCCATGAAACCTATACTCTCCTGTCCATTCTTCTTCTCGATAGTAATACTTGATGCCCAGTTTGTGCATGGTCATAGGGATGCTGAGGTAAGTGTATGGAGTCATCACAACTTCACGCACTCGTTCATGTCGCAAGCACAGTTCGATAGCATGTGTGCAACAGTCGGTCATAATGGCATAAGGCGCACCAGTGAACTCAGCCAGTTCTTGTTCAAATTTTAGAATCTTGTCAAACATTGTACCAAGCCCACGCATGACGAATCATATCTTCTAGATTATGCTGTCTCCATGTACCTGCAACCATTCCAAACTTGGCAGCACTGGCCGTCAGCATAGGTGGATCGCCACGTCGTGGTTGACCAAGTTGAATTATCGCAGCATTGCCAGTGACCTGTTGCGCTGCATCAATGATTTCTCTGTTGCTGGTTCCTGTGTTGGATCCAAGATTGTATACTCCAGATGTGACTTTGGGATCTAGGGCCATGACATGTGCTCTAGCAATGTCTTCCACATGCACATAGTCGCGAACACAGGTTCCATCAGGGGTAGGATAGTCAATGCCGTTGAGCACAAAATCCTTGGTATCTCTAATGCTTTCCAACACTCTAGCAATGATATGAGTAGCACCAGATTCTTGTCCGTGTCGTCCCTTTGAATCAGCACCGCAGGCATTAAAATAGCGAAAGGCCACATAGTCTAGACCATAGGCTTGATGATAGCTTTCCAAAATCTGCTCCACCATCATTTTGCTTTGTCCGTAAGGACTGATGGGTTGCAAAGGATCAACTTCATGGCAGGGAGTCATGATGGGTTCGCCGTATACTGCTGCACTACTGCTGAATATGATTCGTGTGCGCGGCATAGCATTCAACACAATATTCAGCAAGTTTAGAGTCTTGACCACATTGTTGTGATAGTAATCTGACGGATGTTTGATACTGGGTCCAACCAGGCTAGTACCTGCACAATGCACAATGGCTTCAGGACGAACCTCTAGTAGTCGGCGATACACTTCGTCGCTGTCAAAGTCGGCCTGCAAAAAATTCATTGTGCCTTGCAGATGCTGGGGCAACGGCCTACGATCAACGCCGGTTACTGAGTGTCCAGCGTCTCGTAGTTGTAGGGTAATTTGGCCGCCAATATAGCCAGCAGCACCTGTTACTACAACGTTCATGATTCAATCTTTACAACTTGATATTTTTCGTGAGCAACATGGTCACGATAGCGATTGCCCGAACGATTCCATGCCTCACCTGATCCAGACATGATATCAATGATGCGCCCAATAGTGCCGTTGTTCCAGTCTGATATCAAACCCATGTTGTGATGAGGTTCTCGCAGGTTGTTCTGCATCTTGTGATAAGCGTCATCTATGCTCCAAGGCACATACAGTCTGTTGGGATCGTTGGCAAAAGTTTCTGGAAAACTACGATATGCAGGATACACCACGTTGCACCCCAGTGTGTCTGCTTCACTTACAGTATTTGAAACCCAGTCCTGTAACGCACAGTTAAACAGCACACGAGTATTGTTCAAAAGCTCGTAGTACTGATTCTTTGTGAGGTTTTCGTAGATGCGAAGTTTGCCTTCTGCCTCCATACGGCGGGCACGTTCAATATACGCTGGATTGTTGGATCGCAAAGGTCCGCCACTGTAAATTGCAAACTCACATGGTTCAGTGGTAAGTTCACCATACATTTCAATGAGGTCCATAAAGAAGCCAGGTTGCTTTTCTTGATCGAACCTAGCTGCGAAACCCACCCTCCGCGGACGGCTATCAAACGGCTGGATGTTTTCCAGTCCACCGATCCGCTCCAGTACTTCTGATTTGCCGAATGCCAGGCCACTAATGTTGTAAAGTGGAGCAGTCCAGCCAGCAATGCGCATGTGCGCGACCATTTCTTCGTTGGTAGCAAGTACAGCACCGCCTGAGAACGCCACAATCTCATTGACCATTTTTTCATACAAATCCATCCAACGATTCAGACCCCATACATGCACAAAGTCATCAGGGTCAATGGCCTGTGCCAAACAACGTACATAGATGCGGGGCACTTGTTCACGAGGAATTTGATTGATGATGTAGCCCAGGCTTTCAAAACCAGGTTGGAACATGTCTTCAAAGTAGATCACGTCCGCACCAGTGACTGTGCCGTTCTTCATCAACTGAACCAGATTCATCATTTGGCTCATGGCAAAGTAACTGCGTCCGTGTGCATCCAGCACTTGTCCTACGCTGATGCTTTGTGTGTTGTCAATGGTGGTGCCTGGTACATAAACCACATCCAGTCCACGTTGATCAAACACACGCCGATTCCACTCAGTGAGTTGCAGTGTGTAACGTTCTTGATAGGCTTCTAGGCCCATGTAAAATAGTTTTCTCATTTGTCTAATAGTCCTTTGGCTTTGGCAACATATTGTGCCTTGATCTTGTCCAAAATCTGTTTGGTCTTTTTCTTGCTGCACTCATAATTTTATACTTTCTCAAGTAGGTTGTAAAGTGTTTTGGAATCTGTGGGAAGTGTATTTAGACCATCACATCTTATTTCATATCCTTTGGATCGTAAACGTTGCTGCACAATGGCCTCAGCAACAATGTTTATCGGTTCCCAGGATAAACTTTGATTAGTTATAGAGCAATCTACAATTTCTCCTAGCAATTGGTACTCATCAACAATATACTGTTGTGCTTGTTTCCAATTGCTTGCAAATTCTAGTAATCCCGGTTTTTCAGTAAGACCACAATGTTGTATAATGCTAGCAAAGGTAGAGTATGGATTGCTAAGAATGTCTGTATTTTTGATTTTAGCGAACTTGCTTGTTGTCTGATAGTAAGAATCTTGCCACTCTCTGCACCAGTCAACATAAAATAAACTAATCCATTCCCGTAGTTCCCAGAGTTGCATCTGGCTCCAATGGGTATATTCTGTATTCCAATTTACAATGTTGTGTTCATTGCTTCCGCAAAAAATTGTTAGGCCAATTTTAATCTTGGTACCAAATGCAATCTTGTGATACTGAAATAACATGTTTAATTCAGCATCTTCCAAACTGTTAGCATACACTAGCACACATGAATCTAATGGGTCAATATATTGGTCCAGCAGATTTATAATTTCAGGAAGATGTTGTTCATTAAACGGATAGATAGGGGTTGTAATTGTATCTTTCTGATGATCTGTAAAGAACTCAGAGATAGATTTGGTGTTAAGAAAATGTGCTTGTTTCTTAAAGGAATGCATGGATCCATCAGACTCTATTTGTGTATCTAACTGCGTATATTCTTGAGTATACGACCGTAGCACAAATTCAATAGTAGAACCAAACATGCCTGGAACAAACAACACATGTATCATTATTGTGTCCGATAACCAGCAAAGCGGCGTGTGTCCTCGTCCCACATGTTCTTGGCATTTTTGCCTTGTGAGTACTTGTTGAACTGCTGCCATGCATAGCTCTTGAAGTTGTAGAGATCGGCCTCGTTGTAACGATAGCCGTAGTCCTGGCAGAACTCATAGAGTTTTTCCAGATCTTCAAACAGTTCGTTCACACGGGGATTAGATTTCAATTGTGGCTTGGCCATGATACTTCCTTAAATATTAACACTGAGTTGGGGGCGGTGAGTTTCATACTTGATCAGTGCGCCGTTTTCACCATCTTCGGACACTTCAATCCAGACTGCACGGTCTGGATATTTTTGTGCGATTTGCATGTACAAATCGTCGCTCATCATTTCGCAGCTCTTGAAGTCAAGAGCCAGGGTGCCTGTGGCATAGAGTTTTTCCAACCAGCGTTTGAACTGTATAAACTCAATGTCTCGGTCATTGTGTATCACATCAATCCACACTCTGAAGTGAAAGATATGTCGATGTGGTGTACCTAAAAAGCTCACATCCATGTCATCGCCTGTGGCCAATGCAGGATCAGTGGCTGCGGCAGGATAGCAGTGAATGCCTTCCTTGCGAAACGTGACCCAGATCTTGCGTTCAGCAGCGGTCATAATGCGTTCTACTGTTTCTCGTTGTTGTTGATTCATAATGTTGAGTCCTCGTTGTACTGATCCCAGTCTGTGAATGTTCGTCTTGACATTAGGCTGTGCAAGCTGTGTGTCCAAACGCCAGGATTGGTTGCGTCAAAATCGTTGTCATCAATCTTGATCATGGTGTTGTAGTTCCACAACTTCACATAAGGAACACTGATGCGAATTTGTGGGATGAAGTTGCGATACTCGCACAAACAAGTGTCATTGAAATCTTCCACATGTGTCACGGGAATGTCCAGGCTGCATACATAACCCAGTTTCAAAAAGTGTACAATCATGGCGGACCACCGATCCCACTCAGTGGGCGTTTGTGGATAGAAACTGTGGTTGGCACCAAAAAATATGTGTTCTACTCCGCTTGGATGTTGGTCAAAATGATACACAATCTCGTCCACAGGTTGTATGCCAACTACAAATATTGTTTGTTTTCCAAATGCTGGAGTCTTTTCAACTTCTTTACCAAAGAAGAAATTGACATTGTCATGGCCTTCACGAATCATGTTTGGTCCTGTTCCAGTTGATCAAGTTTGTTGTTGTCTAATTGTACACTGTCGTCGGTTTGTTGATCAACCTCAGGTTCTTCGAAATCAAACAATGCGTTGAACTGAGTACGTGCGTTTTTGGTTTTTTTGCCTTTGAATCCACGTGTGCCCACAATCTCCATCCAGTATGTGTCATAGTGTTCAATTATGGCTTCTGCACTGGCTCGGTCTGGTGCTGCAAAGATAGCTTCCACGATGTGTTCAAACTTGGCATAATCGCCACCATCACGTTGCATCATGGCAGGATGTTCGCCTGCATCAAAGCGTCGGTTGGCTTCTTGCACCGCAGTCAAGTGCATCCAAACATTGTGACCCATCAGCAATGCATAACTGAAACTGTCCCAAGAAGTCTTGCCCCACTTGCCATTTTTGTTTTGATCAGGCAACACATCATACAAACTAGGATCTTGAAAGTTTTCTGGTGTAAGTGTGACGCCAGGTTTGGCAACACCCGGTTTGTAGATACAGATGTCTTTCATCTTCAGCATGTTGCTGATTGGCGAGTCTTCCCACCGCGGATAGACACCGTCGGCAACTACTCCGTCTGACCACTTGCGGGTGTCTGTGCTGTACTTTTTGTCGTCTGCTGACGGCGCCATTCTGTACGACCACTTAGAATCGTGCTCAAACACGTTTTCAAAATAGACTTGCCCGTTCGCCGTTGCAAGGAATGGACTAGCGCAATCAAAACTAATAGTAAAATCAGGGTTGACATATTTTCTCACTGCTCGTTGAATAACTGTGAGTAGTACTGCCCACTCCAGTTTTGATGTGCCCAAGAAGTGCATCCAGTCATGAACTCCAGGTTGCAACAAGTTATCATATCGCAATGCTACCAGTCGTCGCAACACCAAATGCACATCACACATGTTCTGGCCACCCATGCTCCAACCATCAAAGTGTGTGTCTGGATACTTTGCAGGATCGCAGTATTCCTTCATGGTATCATACCATGCATCGGCACTGGTATGATTGTCGCCTTGCAACACGTTCAAGAATCTAGCACCACCATTCTTCACACCTTTTCGATGACGCATGAAGTACTCGTTGTTGAACTTGGTAGCATCCACAGCTTCTTGCAGTGTAGTGATCTGACAGGCTTCTGATGCTTTCTTGTCATGAATAACCCAAGTTGGAATATCAAGAATCATTCCGTAGTCAGCAACATTGTCTAACCAGTTCAAGATCAACTCACGTTTTTTTTGAGCCTTGGCGCAACCTGAGTTGGCTTTCCAATCACCTTCCCAAAGACCTTTTGCAATTTGAAATCCGCCCGAGTCTCCAAGTATAAACGATCCAGACTCTCGGCTGCGTACCATGTCTTCGCTCCAGGCTTGTTTTGTAAGATCAAGGTTTGCGTGACCTCCTGAATACAAGCTCCAACGATACGGGAAAAGAGCTTTGGTAGAGTTAAGCCAGTTAAGCTGCTCCATATCCTTAAGATTCGCAGGAAATCGTAACGGATCGACATACGGTTCGTTCCTTTGCTTGCCTATGAATGTGGCATAGAAGCCTGAAATAGCCGGCAGAAAAACAGCATAGTCTGACTGCTTGGCTGTGAGATTGTCTTGAACAACAGGTTCAGTCATTACTTGCTTTGTGCTGGAAGGATGTAGTTGTACACTGCAACACCCGAGTCCACAGTGATCTGTGCAGCACCGTCATCAGAGATGCGCACGACTTTGTCTCCAGTCAAGTCCATAATGCTGGCAAACTGCTTGGCTGGATAGCTCCAGGCACGTTTGAGTTGCCCTGTTACATTGCCTTGAAACACAAAGTTACCAGCGTGAGTGCTGTGATCGCCAAAGTAAAACTTGAGATCGCTGCCTTCGGTTTTGACCTGAAAATTGGGTTCTTCAACGTTGGCGCTCATTTGCCACTTCAGTCGCTGAATGCTGGCATTGGTTGGCTCAAATTCAATGTGCCAGTTCACTGGTTTCATCTTGGCAGTTTTGAGTTTCTCGCTCACAATACCTGATGCCATGAATCTATAGTTGTTCTTGAAGTCACCGTGTTTGTTTTCAAAGTTGATGCCATCAGGCTCTTCGGGTGTGCGTCGAGTAATAGTCAACTTGGCATCCTCGCGGTATTCTTGTAGATTCAACAGAGTCTTGAGTTTGGCAAGATTGGGCATTCCAAATGTGCCCACAAAGTCAGCCACAGGATTGTGGTAGTTGCCTTGCACAACCACGCTCAAGTCCTCGGCCAGGCCGCTGATTTGAGTAGTTTTGTCGTCACCAACAATTTTCACAAGGTCAATACAACCAAGATCAAAAGTGTGTTCTACTAAGTCTAATAGACAGTCTCTCATAAGTTTCTCCTAATGTTTAAGTATACAGGGTTTATTTAGATCTTGCAACGATTCTGGCTAGAGTTTGTCCGCCTCTCAGGGACACAATTTCGCCAGGACGTTGCAGTTCTATCCAGGACAAATCTGCTAGACCTGTGTGTTGATAAGTCACATCAAATCCTGCAGATTCGGCAATTTTTACAATTTCTGATCCGGGAGTGTAGCACATGAAGTTTCGTTCTGCTAACTCTACTCCGTGTGCCCGATCACAGTTATTGTAGGTCATGACTATGGTACCGCCATAACGCAGTTTTTGGTATGCTTCTGTCAGGTACTGGCGGATCAATTCCATGGGTTTGAAATTGAAATAGTTATAGGCAAATATCAATCCAAACTGATCGTTAGGCAAGCTGCCTAATATTTGTTCATGATCTTCGTTGATCACATACTGTCTCAAACGAGCACGGTACGTTTCATTGAATTGAAATACTGCAGGATCTATCAGTTCTTGCGATTGGTCCACAACATACAGTGGATCTAACGGAACCATTTCTTCAATAAATGATTCTCGAGCAGGACGAATAATCATACCAGGAACACGCCAATCAGTGTAGTTGCGAAGTCTGGTACGCAACAACAAGTTGCTGTCATCATCGATTGCCAGTTGCCGACTCAAAATGTGCTCGGTTGTTTCGTGGCACATTTCCTGCTTGTACATTCTAGTGCTTTCCTCGTAGTACGCTGCCTGATGTTTTTGTATAGCTGTATCTAGATCAGTTTTTAAACCATCAAATACTCGAATCAGTTGGTCAAACGATTCGTGCACCGAACTCAAACGCTTGGCAATACGGGCTTTATAGAATCCTACATCATGCTCTTGACTGGACACAATGTGATTGATTGCGGCCAGCTCGTGATCAGTTTGATCACAGGTCTGCTGTACGCTCACTGTGTCCAATTGATTACGATAGTGTACAATGCTGCTGAGTTTCATTCAAAATCAAACAAACTGGTAAAAGTATTTTCTGTGTTGGTTGCTGACGCCAAGTCCCAGTCCAACACACCTAGCAAGTTGTCAACCTTTTGGTCCACAACAGTTGCTTCCATCAGTCCGTCATCAAACGGAAGCTCAGTAAACCAAGTGGGCAATCGTTGTTCATCTGTGGGATAGCCTATGCTGGTCCAGCCCAGCGCATTTGACTTCAGCTTGCACACAATGGTTTTCATGCCGTCTACAATCTGCATTGAATAGTTGTCACCGTTCATTTTTCGCATGTTGTTCCAGTTGATAGCAGCCCGCACATGCCCGGGCATGTTGGCTTTGCCCAGTCGGGCTTCTTCTGCCGCATACTTGGTCAAGTTGTTCACACGCTTGGGACTGCCCTTCTCCCACCCTGGACGTTCCATGAACTCATACTTGAATGCGCGAATGTGTTCAATCAATTCATCACGCTGAGCACCAGCCAACAGCTTGTTGAGAATTTCCAACAAGAACTCTTGAATTACCTTGGGCGTATCACTGCGCTTCAAGTCCAGGCCTGTGGCTTTGGTCTTGCCAATCTTGCCGTCTACGTCCAGGCGTTTGTTTTCAATGTCGATAGCGTTGACAGCATATCGCTTCTTGGTAATAAACAAACCACGATCTGCTACAGTTTCTCGACCACACTTGATCAGCTCGCCCATCTCTCTGGGACAATGAAACGCCTGTTCCATAAAGCCTGGGAAACTAGCATTGACCTGTTCAGCTAGGTCATCATATAGTGCAATGCAAGTTTCTTTTGACCACTCTGTGCGACCAGCTTCAACTTCTTTTTTGAGCATGGGCCATGCACTGAAATAACACGAATCAGTGTCACCGTAGATTATTGCTTCGCCTACGTGATCATACTCTCCTGTAACACATTCATTGATGTAAGAATCCATGTGTTTGGCAATAGCACGACCCGTAAGTGTAGTACTCTGTCCGATACGCTTGTCAAAGAACCTGCAACCTGGATTCAAAATAGCACCATACAAACTGTTCAAGTTAATCTTCTTGACCAATTGACGCTTGTCCCAGAATGCAATGTCCTTGGGATCGGTGGCCAATTTTTTCTTGGCCTGCATTTCTTTGCGCTCTGAGTACCAGCGTTCCAGCAAGCCGGGAATGATACCTTTCTTCTCGTAGGTAAGAATGGTTCCGTTAGCAGTGAGAATCCAGGGCCGGTGACTATCAAATATAATTTTCCAGATCTCAGCAGCCGAGTGTGTGCTTTCTGTACCGTCTTGCCAGTCAATGGTAATCTCTGTACCTACTTCTGTGTTCATCACAGCAGTGTATTCAAGACTGCCAAACATGTTTTCCCACGCATCAGCAAACTTGCCACCGTTCTTGGCCAACTGTGCCTTGATGTAGTGATCAGTCATGATAGGACGCAATTGTCCTACTACTGTTTCTGGTCCCATGTTCATGGCACGAATAGCTGATGGATACAAGCTGTTGATGTCCACAGAGCCCACCCACTCATGCAAGCCCTTGCGTGGATACGCAACATAAGCACCAGCGGCTTGATTGTCTGCACTGTCGTTGCGTTGTTGTCGATTGGGTACAACCATGCCACGCTCGTGAGCTTCGTTGATGATGGCCTGTTCAGTCACTGCCACAGCGCCCATGGTGGTCTGCAACAGCACAGTGTTGGCATGTGCCAGTTCGCTGGCCAGTTCCAGGAATCTCAGCTTTTTGTCCAGGCGATCCAACAGTGCAGTATCCTGACGGTTGTATTCAATAAACTTGCGAAAGTGTTGATTGTACAGTTGATCCAAGGTGCCTTCAAACTGTGTTTTACGATCACCTAGTTCGTGTTCAGCAATGGCATCCAGACTGTAGCTGTGTCGTTCTTCGTAGGTGTATTTGCGATACAGTTGCATATAGTCCATATGCACACGACCCACAAGATCATAAGTCTCTTGTTCAGCGCCAAAACGTTCAAACATACGCTTCTTGGGCATTTGCCCCCACAAGCAAAACTTGCGAGTATCGTCCTTGCTGAGCACACGAGTGATACGGTTCACTGTGTAAGGTATGTCATAGCCTTCTGAGTTCCAACCTGACAATACATCAGCATCGTCAATCAAGTCCAAGAACATTTTCAACATGTCCTCTTCTTTTTCAAACAAGAACGTGTTGTCAAAGTCTGCTACCAATTCACGAGCAGTTTCCATACTCATGTGTCTTGGAGGAACAGCCAAGGTGACCAGTTGATCCAGCCAGTTGAGATACACAGATATAGCAGTGACGGCGTTGAACGGATCCTCCACTGGTGAGAATCCCTTGTCCTTGTGAAAGTCTACTTCAATGTCGAAAAAAGCTGTGTGCAGTTCAGGGGCATCTTGATCCTTGTAGTTCTCTTCCAAGCATCTAAAGATAGGATTGATGTCAGACTCATACAGTTGTTTGCCCGAGTGTATGCGAACTTCCTTGCGAAATTCCTTGTTGTTTCGAGTGCTGAATCTACTCACCGGAGTGTCATAGATACTGCGAAACTTGCCACGTGGGTCGTTGTAGTAGAACACATAGTTGGCTGGAAATTCGCGATAGACTCTCTTGCCATCGCGGCGTTCTACTGTGTGGATGCGATCGTGTTCACGATCAAATAGTGCGTCAATATAACTCATTGTTCTCCGATTGTGGCCGGTAAGCCGTGATTCATGCTCGTAACGTGAGCGACTCGCTGTGTAAAACAGTACTTATAGAGTTTTGCCAACGGTTTCCAAAATTGTTTCCAGCAGTTCGTGGTCTTGTTTGGCTTTGCCAAATTCAGCCTTGTGTGCCAGCTTGATGGCTTTTTTCAACACGCCAGGCTTGATTTCAAGTTCTTCAGCAATGGCCTTGATAGTGTCATTGAGTCCACCTGTGAGTGTTTCAATTTCTTGAGTCACTTGCATGCCTTCGTTGATAATTTGAATCAACTTGATCTTTTGATCACCGTTGAATGTTTTTGCTTCCATAGAATACTCCTTGTGAACTGCTATTGTAACAGTTACAGGGAACAAAATCAACTCATGTACTTGCCAATTTGCAACACTGATCGCCAATCTGTGCCACGCTTGGTTTCCATTTCTGTCATTAGCCGATGATAGGTTATCATCTCCTTGCGATAACGAGCATGGTCCAACTGAGACTGCACTGTGGGCAGCAGGTTCTCTAATTCTGGGTATGCACTCAAACGGGACATTACTGGCTCTAGCATTTCCAACGGGATCAAGGCTGGTGCAAAGTATGGTTTGTGGTTTACTTGAAAATGCACTGTGAGTTCAGGATCATGACTGTGTACAAAGTCTATGACATCTGCTAACTCAAACAGGTTGTAGTTGCTGGCACAACTGATAAATCCAATCTTTAGATGCGGCATTTGAGATCGTAACTCAAAGAATTTAGCAATGTTGGCAGCAATTTGTTCCCACTTGGCAGGCCAACGTATGAGCTCGCATGCAGCACCAGTGGCGTCCAAACTGATCACAAGGTCTATGGCCTTGACCTGACTCCAGGTATCCAACACCCGTTGATCAGGAAAGAATGTGCCATTGGTGTTGTAGCTGATATGCAGTTGACTCAGTGGTGAAGATTCTGCATAGATGCCCAGCATTTTGAGATGCTCGGTACTCATTAGTGGCTCACCCCCAGTGAAATGCATTTGATACACATGAGAAAAATCCAATCTGCGAAACAATTGCAACTTGTCTTCAAAGCTGTAGTCTTGATCAGTTAAGCCTTCTTCCCGTGCCCAGGTGCTACTGCTGTAGCTACTGCACATGATACAGGCCAGATTGCATACATTTTGTGTGGTCACATCAATGCGATTGAGTTCAACACGAATATCTTGATTGTGATTCTGATTGCTAAAAAATCTACGACTAGGAGGATTTTGTGCTTCTTGTCGCCAACAGTTGCTGCAAGCAGGCGCGGGCTTATTGTCTATAGTATGCTGTCTTGTTTGTTGTAAGAACTCGTTGGTAGCAAAATCAAATTTGTCAGCTATCACAGGTTGTGTTTGTGCTGCACAACATGGACTCACAAGCACTTGCCCTGAGTTGGTACTGCGTATATGCATGGTTTTGAACTGATCAGCACAGTAGTATTTCATGTGTTCTTTCGATAAATCACTGACACATTGTCAAATTTGTGTCGATCTAATTGAGCTAGGACCTGTTGAAATGGTCCTGTATCTCTGTTTTGTATGTTGCCAATGGGAAAGTCATACTTTAGCCCATTGGGATCAGCATTGTATTTGTAAAGCCAGTTTTTAAAACTGTCGCTTTGATAGATTTGCTGACGAGTAGGCAAGTAGGTTATTTGCAGGCCGCCAGCTGATGCATAGTGTCCTGATGTGTCCCAGTCCCTGGGATCGTCTTGATCCAAATAACTTTGCAATAGAGTCTTGCCCAGTATTTCAGATCCTAGTATGATATCATAGTGTTGATCACTGTGGTACTGCTGATAGTCAGCTAGTGAGCACCAAACATTTGAATTATAATGAGCAGGTTGATATAGTTTTATTTCTTCAATTTGATCAACTAGCATGTCATCAGGACCTCGAGCAATGTAGCGTTCAAGTTCGTGCACATGCAAATTGAGTTCATCCAACATGGGCATTGCTGTGTGGTAGTCAAGATCGTTGTCAAATTCTACGTTTTTGCCTCGACGATGCAATGCAGCAATAATGTTGCAGCGTTGTTGATTGTGAGTGAAAAATCTATGAACATGATTCAAATTGTGGTGATCTACGGTGCCAATATCAGGTCCTTGATACACTACCCCAAGTTGTGCTAATTGACTGATTAATTGCTGACATCGAGTATGTGAATGATCAAAACTGTGTTGGTCCATAGCACACACCCACAAGTGATCATGACTCAGTACAGAGGTTGTGTAGTTGCAGTTTAAAAATTTGTCTGCCCAGTGTGCAACACCAGGATTGTCCAACAGGTCAACATGTACTTCAATGCGTTCATCAGGAAAGATAAATTCCAATATCATGTATAAATTTATCTAAGAGTTGATAGTGCTCACTTTAAAGGTTCCGGTAGCGAATCGGATTACTCTGCCCAGCAGCCGGGCACACCACGGTAACAAGTACCGGTCCTAAGGTGATTAGTTTGCTAGCCTCTTTGCATATTGTCTGCGACGAATAGCCGATTCTTGTACCACACGTGCCATGATGTTGCGGCACTCAGTAGTATTGCGCAGGCCCAGTTCCGTAAATCGTTGATCCACATAGGCCTTGACCATTTCAGCACTTTTCTTGCTGTTGACACTTTCTAACATGCGGTCAATCTGTTCCAGTGTCTCTGCTACAGCTGGAGCCGCTGCTGCTATGCGCTTGTCAAGATTGGCTTTTTCAGCAGGCGTTGGGCCGCCAGCAGTCACACGAGGTACTTTGGGTACACCAGGCGCTGCCAGTGCAGGTGAACTTGGTGCAGCAGGTGGCTTGACACTGTAGGTAGTTTTTGCGTAACCTTGTGGGCCAGCAAAATTTGGCGTCTTTGGTGCTGGTGCCGGTTTGGCATATTTTTCCATGCCAGGTAAATTTGACAGATTGGATGCGTTAAATCCTACTGGTGCAGTAGCTTGTGGCGTAGTATTGTCCGCGGCTGCTGCTTCGGGTTCTTTGTACCCGTACAAGGATGCCAGCTTGTCTTTTTCATAAGGCAGCTCGGTGTCAGGATCAATCAGGGCAGTAGCACCTGTTTGGATACCAGCTTTGCCTCCTGTGGTGTCAGCAGATTGTTCACCAGCCAGTGTTGCTTGCAAAGCTTTGATTTCATCTTGCTTGGTAGCAATTTGTTTCTGTATGTCAGCAACTTTGGGAGTCATTATGTTGGTTTGCATTTTGTCAATGGCATCACCGCCTACATTTTGTACTCCGGTATTGAACCCGCGAGCTGCTGCACGACCTAGACCAGTAGTTGCACCACCAACAACAGAACCTAATGCACCAGTAGTACCACCTGCGACATTAGCAACTCCGCGGCCTACACTTTGTATGCCTTTGCCAACTTCTGTGCCTGCTGCTCCAATATCAGAACCAACGGTTTGTCCAGCTTTGCCAACAGTTTGCACACCTTTTTTTAGATCACCATATGTGTTTGCAGCAACATTGGACGCTTTGCTCAGTCCTGACTTTGTGGCATTGTATGTTGCAGCCACTGGGTCAGCAATGACAGTTTTGCCTACCTGCTTGATTGCACCACCTAATGCTCCAGCGGCGTTGCCCACAGCGGCGCCTGTATCTGCTACATTTTTTGTAAATTTATTAGCGCCTTTAGCAAACTTATTGGCGCCTTTTTGAATGTCTTTGAAACTGAGCTCGTCTAATTGGCTTTCCGCCAGCCCTTGCTGACCATACATATCAATCATTTGTTTAATATAGAAATTGTAATGACCACGACGACCATTAAATTCTCTATCGCCCAGCACAGTTTTTAGTGCAGCCACAGCATCACTTACTTCTGGACCACGCATTATTTTTAGTGCGTCAGTGACCAGTGAATCAACTCTCTGTGAGCCTTCCTCCACACCTTGGCCGCCCATATTGCCCAATATTTGTTCAACTTGACGTACCCAACCACTTACATCACTGCTGCCAATTTCATCCGTATCGCCCACAAAGTCAGCAACTTCATCTACTGCCTGGCCAACTTTTTCTGGGCCGTACTTGCTCAGCAGGTCTAAGCGTTGCATTAAAATACGACGAATGATAGCACCGGCTACTGGGTTGTCTTCTTGGCCAGGATTGTCCAACATGCCTTCCGCCACACCTTGCTTCTTGTCCGCTTTTCGTGTTGCGGCGTTTGCTTGGGTGGTAATTGCGTACCACAAGCGATACTCAACATCAGTATCAAATGTCTTGCCTGCCTTTTGGGCAGCGGCTTTTGCTCGTTTAGTAACTTCTGCGTTCGTAGATGAGCCTTCCGCCACACCTTGCTTTCTATTATCCAATTTGGTAAACGCTTTAACAAAATTAGGACCACTTTTCATACGTTTTGCGTCACTGCGTTTTGTGGGATCCATTCTGTGCTTAAGGTTATCTCTATCTAATTTTGTTAGATAACTGGTTAGCGTAGCATCACTAACCTCCGCCACACCTTGCTTTTTAAGTTCGCCACCTGGCTTGCCTGTTTTAGAATATGTGCCTGTCAGTGCAGTTTCTGGTTTATTGTGTCCTGGCTTCTTGTCATCAAAATCTTTCTTGTATGCTTTTGACAATGCAATACCCTGAGTCTTTTCTTTGGAGCCTTCCGCCACACCTTGCTGTTTAGCTTTTGCTTGTGCTTCTTCTTTGCTGGGACTGAAGCCCTGTGACATCGCTGACTGTACTTGGTTAGGATACACAGTCACTTTGAACATTTTACCATCTTTGACAATGTACCACTCAGTGGGATCTAAATCATGACGTTCATCGTTGCCACCGCCGTCATCTTGATATGCACGTGATTGACGTTTGCCCATGCCTGCAACACTGTTGTCGTGGTCTCTTTGATACGCATCACGTTTATATCCAGCTTCTGCCATGTCTTGCTCAGGCTCTGAGTGCCAGGGACTGCCGCCACCTTGGGCTTCAGTTAGTGTTTTTTTGTCAAATAGGTCATCTACAAACATTTTATTTTTCTTCCAGGTAATCTTGGTTCAAGTCAGCTTTTTTTCTGCGACGTTGAAAAAGCTTCACTGCCATGTCAGCATGGTCAATGTTGGGGAAACGTGTGGGCAAACTGCGGCCACTGTGTCGTACTTCAAATCCGCGACCTTGATCGCCGTAGATTTCCAACACAGCACCATCTTCCATGGCCACTGTTTTGACTGGTTGTTCTGCTGCCACTGCTTGACTCATTACATTTTGATCAACGTCATGTGCCAGTTCCGAATCTTCAATGTCACTTTCGGGCAACACAGGATCTTGTGCAGGAGCAGGAGGTGCTACGCCAGCAGGTTCAGACTGAGTGGGATCTTCTTCAATTTCTTCTGTGGGATCTTCTATTTCAAGTTCTCGCTTGGCTTTGTGTACCAAAGCCTTGTCAATTTTGTTGCTGTCTTCTAGACGTTCCAGGTAATCTACAAAATCACGTTTGACTTTGCCCAACATGTCTTCTTCTACAGACTGCATGGTTTCTGCCAGGCTAGCCACACGAGGTTCTACACTGTCGCCCACAAACTCGCCTTTCATGGGATGAGCAGGGTCTCGTTTGCTTTTGAGTACAGGACTTATGTCACGTGGTTTGAACAAGGCTGGCAATTGTGGCACACCGCGTTGTTGTGCGTTAAGACCTGGCTTCACAGCAACTGGAGTAATCTTGCCTTCTACTGTGGCCAGTCGGTCCAGAATTGATCTAATGTCGTTGCTCATGCTCGTTGGTCTTTCAATAAACTCCTCATCATCCAACCGTGTTTGCCATGCTCGGTCAAGCGACCAGCCACAAAGTCAGCAATGCCTTGTTGATTTTCTTGTTCAGATTCAGCAAAGCATTGGTTAAGGAGTTCTACCATTTGACCATTGTTGGCCAGCAATTCTTCAATCATGAGTCGAGCACGTGGAATCTTTGTTTGTCCAGAAATAGCAGACAGTTCTGTGTAGCGTTCAAAACTACCTGGAGTGTAATCACCTAGCACTCGGATGTATTCAGCGGTGGGATCAATTGCACTGTACACATCTTCGTAGATATTGCCAAAAAACTCGTGCAGTTGCACAAAGTCCGGCCCCTCCACGTTCCAGTGAAATTGCTGAGCTTTGATCACAAAGGCATATTCAGTTGCCAATAGAATTTTTAAACTGTCCGCGAGCATTCTTGTTCCTTTTGTATTCCTTGGGCGTGTTAGGCGTAGGATCCGTGCTATATTTACCTGTTAACATAGATCCACCGTTTCTTGTTTGTACTCCTCCCAGTGGAGCCTCCACAGTGGCCACGCTGCCACTACTAGTGCCTCCCACAGATGCATTTTCCATTATTTCACGTATTCTCATTGTTGATCCTTAGTGTGGCATTGTCCACGAATTCTGCTGTGCCATGATTGACCCTGGGGTTTGTGGCCACTAGCTGACCGCTACCATGCAGTTCATACCGTATATTGTAAACACCTGGCGGTGCGTCTATAGCAATAACTTCTTCAAGATATTGATCTTGCCATACAAAACTGCGTTCTGTGAACAACTCATTGTTTACATACAGTCGGTATATCGGCGGCGAATCTTGCCAATCGCAAAACACATCATACTGTACCTGAACACTTTGTGGTTTCATATGGTATTTAGCGGGTTATTTCTAATAGCTGTTGTCTAAAGTACGCAAATTCTTTGCTGTCAAAATAACTGCAAAAGTCCCGAACGCTGCGCTGTCTGCACAGTGCATATGCACGATGAACCTGTGCTGCATGTTCATACACATTGTCAAATCCAAATGTTGATACCAGTTGATTGTAAAAATCAACATCAAGCTCAGGGGCAAATATACAGTCAGCTTGCAGAAATTTAAAATTTGAATTTGCTTGTTTTTGAATGTGCTCAATGGTCTCTCGACGTTGGCGGATGTTGGCTCTAAATTGGTCTGGAGTAGATGAGTTTAGTCCAATATTGATGTGATAATAATGCGTCAACGGCAGTTCATAGTTTTCAAATGTGATAAACAACGAACGTTGATCTGCAATTTTAATCCAGTTTTTACAGTCATGAGAAATGTTTATTTGCCCATCTAGCATGGGACGATGGAACCATTCTTGTTGCAACCAAGTGTTCCAGGTTCGATTTTGTGTGTAAACGTTTTCAAGTATGAATTTTACTTTGCTGTCTGGGGATGTGTAATTGTTGAAAGGATCCTGATACCGGGAATCAAGAAACAGCAACCAACGCAGATGATTGCCGCCTGCGCCTTCGGGAAAAATGATATTACCGTGAAATGTCATACTTTTACTTAATCTATAATTACACCCACTATTTCTTTGCTCTAAAGCAATAAATATTAGGATAATAATTATAAGGTGAGTACGATGATAAAAAGAATTGCCATAGGTCTAGCCAGCCTTGTGCTTGTGTTCACAGCCACAGCACAAACAACCACTACATCTAGTACAGCTGGTGGGACAACCACTGGCACAAGTACATTAATTAATCAAGGAACGTATGATACCAAGAGTCTAGTAGACACTAATAGTACATCAAACAGCACCAGTACGGTGACGTCAAACAGCAACACTAATAGCACCAGCACCAGCAACAGCACGGCCGCTGTTAATAGTACTAGTGCAAATACCAACACCAACAACAGCACCAGTGTAAACACAAACAACAACATCAATAGTGGCACAAGCACTGTTAACAACAACAATGTCAACTCGGGGTCAATGACTTATACTAATAACAACATTAACTCTGGAACAATGACATACAACAACAACAATGTCAGCACAAGCACAAGCAATAACACCAATATCAACAAAAATGAAAATACCGGTACAATGACATACAACAACAATAATGTCAGCACCAGCACTGCTACCAACAACAACAACAATGTGAGTACAAGCACAGCTACCAACAACAATGTCAACACAGGTGACATGACCAACCGCAATATCAACACTTCAACCAGTTCTAGTACTGCTACCAACAACAATATAAATCAAAACAATTCAGTTAATACCAATATTCAACAAGGTGAATTGACCAACAGGAATATTAATCAGTCTGAGATTACTCAACGAGTTATTCAGCCTCCGCCAACTGCTGTGGCTCCTGCTATGTTATCAGGCGGTAATGCTGACCTATGTTCAACTGGTAGTTCAGGATCAGTTCAAACACAAGTATTTGGCGTAAGTTCAGGTGGTACAGTACGTGACATGAATTGTGAACGACTAAAGTTATCTAAGACACTATATGACATGGGCATGAAGGTTGCGGCTGTAGCCACAATGTGTCAAGACCGTCGTGTGTTTGACGCTATGTTGGCAGCCGGCACACCTTGCCCATACGAAGGCAAGATTGGCGAACAAGCTCGAGCAAGTTGGGATGCAAATCCAGACAAGATT